ATTATATACTAGTATTAATATTATATATAGTAAATTATTTACTTTTTGGCTTAAAGGGAACCGACACGGTTATTGTATCACGGTTTTTCTACCTGTCAATAGGTGTTTACCCTATGTTGTGTTTTGACAACACTTATGTTACAATCATGTCATGCGGTCAAGCAATCATGCCACCGGCACCATCATAGCACAAACATGAAAGAACAACAATGGCCCACTACGTACAAAACGCACAATTCACTGCCGCGATCATCCAATACAAGAAAGACTGCATGGCTGCCGATGCTGCTGGTCTTGAACGTCCGGTAATCCCACGAGACATTGCCGAGTCTTTCTTGAAGATTGCCAACAAGCTGTCATACCGCTACAACTTCTTGAACTACTCCTACCGGGAGGAATTCGTATCTGAGGGTGTTATCGCCTGCTGTTCCAAGATTCTGAACTTTGATGAGAACATCACCACCAACGCTTTTGGATATTTTACCCGAATCTGCTTTTACTCTTTCGTTGAGGTTATCGAAGTTGAGCACAAGGAATCTTACGTCAAGGCCAAGTCTTATCTGAACGTCATTGATGAGTATGGGGATGCTTTTGAGAAAAGTGACTTGGAAGGCGAGCATGACATCGAAAACGAGTTCATCCCATACTTTGACGTGGATGACTTTGAGCGCAAGCAGGAGGATAAACGCCAGCGCTCCAAGAAACGTAAAGTTGTTGAGAACGAGGAAAACCTTTTCCAATGAAGTGTGTTGTTATTGGTGATATGCACTTTGGTGCCCGTGGAGCCAACACGGATTTGCTGGAGCATCAGGCTCTATTCTTCTCTGACCTTTTTTCATACTTGGATTCCAACAAAGAGATTCGCTCAATCCTATTGACCGGTGATGTTTTTGATACCCGCAAGAGCATCAACATCATGGTGATTGAAAAGTTCCGTCAGTTGTTCTTATCCGAGGCAATTAAACGCGATTTAAGCGTTTTTGCTGTCGTAGGCAACCACGACCTTTACTATCGAGAAACAACGGCTGTAAACACCCTTAAAACGCTTTTAAACGATACTATCAAGTTACATCCCGGTTGTTTTACCGTGATTGATGAGCCAAAAGACGTTTCTGTGGATGGAACTCCATTTTTCATGGTTCCATGGGTATGTAAAGAGAACCATGATTCTGTTCTGAAGGCAATCAAGAAATCCAAGGCCAAGTATGCCTTGGGTCACTTTGAGTTTGATGGGTTTGAGATGCAGCGCGGTCAGGTGATGAAGACCAGCCATTCACACAAGGACTATTCCAAGTTCGATCTGGTCATCAGCGGACACTATCACTCCAAGTCCAAAAAGGATAATGTGCTGTATACTGGGACACCATATGAACTGACATGGATGGACTATGCCGACGACAAGGGATTCTGGGTCTTTGATGATGGGGATATGTCTTTCATCAGGAACAGGAACACTCTGCACAATCGGATACACTACTCGGATGGCTTTGCTCCGGATGTAGGTGAAGTGACTGGGAAGTATGTTCAGTTGATGATTGATCGCAGGATTCCTGACAAGGAACTGACATCATACCTGAATGCTCTTTATGCAATGAAGCCATACGAGATCAAGGTCAATGAAAACTATGCCGAGTCATTGTCAATCTCTGTTATTGACACCAAGGTCAAGGATACCGGAGAACTAATTCGAGACTATGTGATGGATTCAGCAATTACGCTGGACAAGGATAAGATGATTTCAATGATGCAGAACCTTTACAGACAGGCAGTAACCTCCAAATGAGTCAGGTAATCTTTCAGAAAATTTCATTCAAGAATCTGCTCTCCTATGGAAACTACGAGACAGTTTTTGACTATACAGATGCCAAGAACACACTGATTGCGTCCAAGAATGGTGCTGGAAAGTCTGCGCTGGCTCTGGATTCCATCTGCTATGCCCTGTTCAACAAGCCATATAGGAACATCAAGCTGGGGCAGTTGATCAACTCTATCAACAACAAGAATCTGTTGGTTACTATATGGTTTGGTGTTGGTTCTGATTTATTCAAGGTTGTTCGTGGTCAGAAGCCATCGGTTTTTGAAATCTGGAAGAATGATGAACTGATACCAGAGGACTCCAACTCCAGAGCTTATCAGTCTCTCTTGGAAGGAATCTTGGGATTCAACTACACCACCTTCAAGCAGATTGTGGTCATTGGTGCAGCCAACTACGTTCCATTTATGCAATTGGAAGCCAAGGATCGCCGTGCAGTCATTGAGGACATATTGGATATTTCCATCTTCAGCGACATGAGCGCACTGGCTACCAAGCAGGTATCTGAGATAAAATCGGCAATCAGCAACATCAACTACGAGATTGATCTAACATCAGATCAGGTAGAATCAACCAAGAAGACCCTGTTGTTGATGGAGAACAATCGGGACGCTGCCGAGTCCGAGCGCATCCAGAAGTTGTCTGCTGCACATGAGCAGTTGAACGGGTATCTGGAGGAAGAAACCAGACTGACTGATATTATTGCCAACCTGACCCAGAAACCAATTGAGACTGCCCCTATTCAAACCGGAATCAGTCGTGTTGTATCTCAGTTGTCAGTTGCCAAACACAAGAAATCTGCCTCCAAGGAAACAATTGATTTTTTCCAAGGGCATGATGAGTGCCCCCAGTGCAAACAGGCGATTGGGAATGATGTCAAGAATCAAGTCCTGACAGAAGAACAGGAGAAGACTGCTGCTGCCGATAAATCCATCATTCAACTCAAGGAAATTCATGAACAACTGATCCAGAAGTTGCAGGTTATGGAGGCGGTTGCCGATAAAATTGATAATACCAATTCAGACATTCGGCTGGTCAGGAATAACATTCGGCATGTCAACAAAACCATTTCCGATCTGAGCCAGCCAATCAAGGAATCAGATACATCCGGTCTGAAGGAAACCAAGGATCGCATGGATGAACTGAATCAAATACTGGAACAGAAGAAAACAACCAAGTCTGAACTGGTGGAGACTGGGGCTTATGTTTCAATGGCGGTGGCAATGCTCAAGGATACCGGAATCAAATCCAAAATCATTGCTCAGTATATCCCTCTGATGAATCAGCTAATCAATGACTACCTGAGCAAGTTTGATATGTTTGTTGACTTTTCATTGGATGAGAATTTTAATGAGACGATCCGCTCCCGAAACCGGGATGCATTTACCTACAACTCATTCAGCGAGGGGGAAAAGATGCGACTGGACATGGCTATTCTGTTTGCATGGAGAAAAATTGCCATGTCCAAAAACTCACTGGCAACCAACTTGATCATCTTTGATGAGACCATGGATTCATCCTTGGATGAGGAATCGGTCAACGTGTTTGCATCCATCCTTGAGAGTCTGGAAGATGGTATGCGAGTCATGGTTGTGTCTCATAGGAATGTTGTCCCTGAGCTATTTGATCGAGTGGTCAATATCAAAAAAGTTAACGATTTCTCTGTTTTGCAGTAGAGACTCATGGTATAATTCAGGCAACGGGAAATGCTCCCGTTCCACACATAGGAACCTTTATCATGTCTGTCAACGAAGCCTTTGCATCCTCGATTGTGTTTGAACTGCTGAATGGAAACAACGGTTCGGCTCTTTATGTTCGTCGCATTACCCAGTATATCGAAGACTCTGACTTCTGTTCTCGGGATGATGTTGTTGACTCTGCCATCAATGACTATGGTATTTCCCAAGAAGAAACCGACAATACCATGACCGTTGACCTTCTGGATCGTATGCTGGCGCTGGAGGATTATGCACACTTTAGTTAAGCAAGTAATCAGTGGAGGACAGACCGGAGCAGATCAGGTCGGTCTGCTGGCTGCCAAGAAACATGGTATCCCAACCGGAGGAATTGCATGTCGCGGGTACATGACGGTTGATGGTGCCATGGAAGAACTGTTATATGGATACGGCTTGGTTGATCTGAACATGGGATACTCTGCCAGAACCAAGGCAAATGCTATCAATGCAGACTGCACAATTATTTTTGCATCCAACTCTGTATCATCTGGAACCAAGCTGACTATACAGACTCTAAAGAAAAACAACAAACCGTTCCTGATTGTTCCTATTCCAGACTCACTGGATGCATGGATTCCAGAACCTTATCTGAAGCAGGCTCTGGACATGATCCGAAAAATCAATCATCCGGTTGTCCTGAACATTGCTGGAAATTCAACGCTTACCGGGAACCATACCTTGGTTCCATTGACAGAGATTTTTCTGTCATCCCTATTCTCCATCACCAACAAACATTCAGTTACCCATGCACCTTTTTGAAACCGCATCCCAATTTTCCCTGTACATCGAAGACTTGGCAGCACAAAAAGCTGCTTCTTATGTTGAGGTAATCTCTGAATTCTGTGATGAAAACCTGATTGAATATACCGATGTGGTCAAGATGATTTCCCCTGTCCTGAAACAAAAAATCAAGGATCAGTGTCGGGAAACATACGCCATGCCACAAGAAACAACCACCACACTTGAATGACTCCAGACAAGGCGTTTCGTCTTTACTTGGCAACAAGGCTGCATTTTCATACAGCATATGATGTATTCGTATCCAAGGGTCGATTTACTGGCATGCACAAGGTCATGTCAAGGAATGATGCTGATCTAATCAAGGCGGTAATGTCTTTCGTGGATGACGAGCGTGAAATGATCGAATTCTGTGCAGCCAACTTCTTGTATGGTAACAAGAATTTCCTGTATGACCATAACAATGCCGAAGACAACTACACGCACTGGTTGAAAGTAAAGGGAACCATGGGTTCCTGTCTGGAAAGGGATTTGGGGAGAATAGAGCTTTACATGATGAAGCACGATTGCTCCTTGGATGATTACCTGCAAAAGCAGGTGATTTCGGACTTACTCTCTCGAAAAACCGAATATGAATCACTGATCCTGATGAATCGAAAGATTCCAGTCATTGACAAAATTCGTGGTTTTGAGTCGGATAAGTATAAGGCTCTGATGAGCAAAGCAAACGGGTTTGTCACCCAAGGCAAATTAGCTTCACAGCACAACAGCCATCTCGACAATTTTTTAAACAACATAAAGGAAAATCAAAATGTCACGACTCTCTGAACTCCGCAAGTCACGTTCCGTGCTGGCCTCTAAGGTATCCCAAGATTTGGACTCTGGCGGTCGCCAAGATGACAAGCGATTCTGGAAATTGACTCGCGATGCAGCCGGTGTTGGTTCTGCAGTCATTCGCTTCCTGCCCCCTGTCGGTGGAGATGAACTCCCATGGGTCAAGCTGATGACGTATGCATTCAAAGGCCCAACCGGAAAATGGTTCATCAACAACTGCCCCACCACAATCGGTAAGGAAAGCCCAATCATTGAGGCCAATGCTGAGTTGTATGCAACCAAGAATGAAGATGACAAGAAACTGGCCGGTGAGCGCAAGCGCAAGACCAAGTATATCTCCAATGTCTTGGTGATCAAAGATCCAGCAAATCCTGCCAATGAGGGTAAGGTGATGCTGTTCTCCTATGGCAAGTCAATTCATGATATGATTGTGACAAAGATGCGTCCAGAGTTTGATGATCAAGAATCCATTGAAGTATGGGATGTGGATCAGGGTGCAAACTTCAAACTGCGTGTCAAGAACAAGGACAAGTATCCCACCTATGAGAACTCTGAGTTTGACTCGGTGAGCGCCATGTTCGGTGGTGATGATGACAAGATTGAGGCAGCGCTGGATGCATGTCACTCTTTGGCTGAATTCGTTGCTCCTGACCAATTCAAGAGCTATGAGCAATTGAAGGCCGAATTCCTGAAGGTCATCAATGCGCAACCGACACAGAGTGCTGCTTCTCGTATGGAAGCCGAAAATGAGGAACCTGTCCCCCAAGCACGTCAGCGCAACGTAGAGCCAGTCAAGGTTGAGAAGTCAGCGCCTGCTGAGAAGGCAACTGCTCCAACCAAGGTGGAAAAGAAAGCGGCTGTGGTGGTTGATGATTCTGACTCTGATGACATTAGCTTCTTCAAAGCGCTTTTAGCTGACGCATAACTTACAGCAACACAAACAAAAGGCTCCGATTTGGAGCCTTTTTCTTTTCTACATCAGCCGCAATAGAACGGCAACGGTTCCTCAAACTCATCTCGGAGCCTCTGCTCCAATACCTGAATCTCCTGCATAGCCTCATCATAGATGGCCTCACCATTGATTGTAATGCCACCGATCAATTGCACACCATCAAACTTGGAAAGGTTGGCTCCCCATTGCCGCTTGAATAGAGCAATGGTATATTCCTTCAACCATGGGTCACTGAAAATCTTGGTATACACGGTTGGGTCAACCGCCTGAAATGCCTCAATGATTACCCAGTCACCCTCCAATACCGTGCTCCCCCAGCCAATATCAATGTTCAGTCGATCCAATATTCGATTGTATCTAATGGCCGGAACTCCGTTCAGCAACTGATCCAACATTGTGGTATACTGACGCATGTTCACATAGTATGCCATGTCGCCACCACCAGCAGCGGTCAGATTCCATACTTCGGACATGCGAACCTGATATCCGATTGAGAATGGGTCTTGGAAGGAATTTGATGTTGAGTTGATTGGAAGAACCCGAGTGATGCCAGTAATCCCGGATGCAATTGGGATGAACTTGTTGGCAATATCCAACGCAGTCACCTGATGACGGATATAAACCTTTTCGGTTCCGTTGAAATGATAGTCATTGAATTTCTCCAATGCTTCCTCCCAGCGGTCATCCATCTGTTCGTCAGTTATGTCGATGTTAATGACTGGAGCGCCAAGTGCCCTCAGACAGTATTTTTTGAAATCTTCCAGATTGGTGATTGCCATTTGTATTGATCCTCTTTTCGTAGCTACTTAGCCAAAGTAAGTAGCGAATGGAAATTACAACCACATGGAAATACAATGGGGAAGATGTTAACCAACCGCCAGAAGGCATACTGGGGTTCATCTATCTGATCACTAACAAACAGACCGGACGTATGTATGTTGGTCGCAAGAAGTTTTATGTCACAAAGACGACATACAAGATGGTTACCCTGAAAAACGGAACCAAGAAACGAAAGAAAATCAAGACCGATGTGGAGTCTGACTGGCGAGAATATCATGGGTCAAACACCGAACTCCAAAAGCATGTAGAGGAACATGGATCAGAGAATTTTGACCGTCAGATACTCAGATACTGCACCACGCTGGGGGAAATGTCATATTGGGAGACCTATGAAATTTTCGTCAGACATGCGGTTGCCTTGCCTGAGTTTTACAACACATGGGTATCGGTCAGAGTCCGATCAGATCATCTTCCCAAGACGTTTAAAATCTGATACAATACGAAGAACCGTAAACCAAAAGGAAAGGTTCTTCCATCATATGAAAGTTTTCATCTACAAGGTTGGTGACCGTAAAGTTGCCGTTGCCGCCGAAAACACCACAGTAGCCAAGCATGGTCTGAGTCAACGATATCCGGGGGTATCAACGCTTTACTTGGATGTCGTGGATGAGATAATCCAAGTCAATGGAAACTTGACCATCGATCAGCAACTGACTGAAATTCAACAACCAACCGCCGATTAAATTATGTCTGAAATTTATACCCCAGTTTTAAAAACTCACCCAAGTTCAATCAGCGCAAATCTGATTCTTCATTCCAAGCATGCAATGACCGACGAGGATATGTTCACATTTGAACTCATCCTTCCTCGATTCATGCTTCCAGAGTTGAACACCCACCGAGCAACTGCAAAGAATCTCCAGTCCTCCCGCGCTGTTCCAATGAAGAAGTCAATCCAGTTGGTACGTGAAAATCCGTTCTTCCCCGTTCACTGGGGGAAAAACCAAGCCGGAATGACATCCAAAGAAGAATTCGCGGGCGATGACCTTGCTGCAGTCAAGATGCTCTACTTGGAGGCAATGAACAGCACACTGGACGTTGCTGATCGGTTAGCCGCATACGAGCCACATAAGCAGTGGGCATCTCGCATCTTGGAACCCTATGCGTTTACCAAGGCAGTTGTGTCTTCAACATGGACTGGCATGAACAACCTGCTCTGGCTCCGAGATGACAAGGATGCACAACCAGAGTTTCAGGTATTGGCTAAACTGATGATCTCTGCGATCAAGGAATCCAAACCAATTGATTTGAACCCCGGCGAGTGGCACCTACCATATGTCAAGACTGTTGTGAATACAACCGCGATTGACTATCAGGATGCCAATGGAAACTCTTTGTCCATTGAAGATGCCCTGAAAATCTCCGCATCCTGTTGTGCTCAGGCGTCCTATCGCAAGCTGGACGACAGTTACGACAAGGCAATTGACATTTTTGCCAAGTTGTTCTCTGGTTCCAAGCTGCATATGAGCCCAACAGAACATCAGGCGACGCCAATTGATATTGGGTATAATGACCCAACTTCGCCATTATTCTGGGATGAAGGTGTTACCCACGTCCGCGCCGATGGTAAGTTCTGTTCCGGTAACCTGACGCAGTGGATTCAGTATCGTCAGACAATCCCGAACAATGTCTGTGCAATGACCATGGAAGAATTCCTGAACCAATGACCCAACAGGCCTACCTGACATCTCCCGGAAGGGAGAGCATTCCGGTTACAATCACATCCCAGCCGGGGGAAACTCCGGTTCGGTTTATGGTTCCGAACCAATATCATCATGGTGAACTCAGCGGAACCTTGGCAATGGTTCCTGTTGCTTTCGGACATTCTATCTGGTTTGATTCCAGCATTACCTACAAACAAACATGAGTGAATTTAAAGTTTTAAGCGACGCAGATCATATTAGACTCAGGACTGGCATGTATGCGGGTTCCGTGGTTGAAGAAGATCATTCTGGCATCATCAATTACCAATATCAGACCAAACGGATTGTCCCAGCGCTGATTAAGTGCGTGGAGGAAATCATCCAGAACTCAATTGATGAGTGGATTCGGACTGAAGGTAAACATGCCAATCAGATTGTCGTATCTATCATCAGTGATATTGAGGGGACATCAATCACTGTATCTGATAATGGGCGAGGCATCCCAGTAAAGAAAATTGGAGATGTGTATCAGCCAGTATTGGCATGGACTTCTTTGAGAGCCGGGTCAAACTTTGATGACGACAAGGGGAGAGTTACTGCTGGTTCCCATGGCATGGGATCTGCCATTGTTGCTGTATTGTCAACCGCATTTGTTGGTGTCACGGATGATGGAATTAATCGATGCACAGTAACTGCCATTAACGGTCTTGCTTCGGTAGAACATTCAATCGTCAAATCTACAAAACAAGGCACTACGGTCACATTTATGCCCGACCTTCCGCACTTTGGTCTGACTGAATTTAGTCAGGATCATATTGACGTGATTGAGGATACTCTGAGAAACTTAGCTATTCTCTATACAGGAATCCAATTCCGATTTAACAAGGAATTGGTCAAGGCCAAGAGCATCAAAGAGATTGCCAAATTGTTTCATGAAGATGCTGTTGGTGTTGAGTCAGAAAATGTCAAGTTGGTGTTTGCTCCATCTGGAGACCAAGAAGAATTCCGTTGGTTGTCATATGTAAACGGAATCAATACTAAGAATGGTGGCACTCATGTTGATTATGCAATGGGAAAAGTTATCGACACTCTGCGAGTAGCAATCAAGAAAAAACATAAACTGGAAGTATTGCCAAACCAGATTCGTCAACATATTCTTTTTGCATCATGGGTTTCTGGACTGAAGAATCCAAAATTTGATGCTCAGACCAAAGGACGGATCACAAATCCGGTGGGGGAAGTGTCATCAATCTTTGATGGTATTGAATTTGAGAAGGTTGCCAAGAAAATTCTTGACACACCAGAGATCATCGATCCAATCATTGCCGCTCAACTCAGGAAGAAAGAGGCTTTGGAAGCCGCTGAACTGGCAAAGAAAAACAAGGAACTTGATAAGACCAATCTTCGTAAGATTCCAAATTTCACCGACGCATCGGAACAGACTCGTCGGATGGATTGTATGTTGATGCTGTGTGAGGGAATTTCGGCTAATTCTTCCGTACTTTCTGCCAGAACTCCTCTGATTGGTTCATATCCACTCAGAGGAAAGCCGCTGAATGTGATGGGAGCAACGACCAAAGAAATGTTGGCAAATGCCGAGTTCAGCGATCTGTTGAAAATCACAGGACTGAAGATTGGCACCAAGGTGACTCGACCAGAAGACCTCCGATTTGGTAAGTTGGTCTGGGTGACTGATGCTGATATGGATGGGTTTGCCATCAGTGGGTTGCTCTGTGCCATGATTCGCAAGTTCTGGCCTGAGTTGTTTGATATGGGAATGGTCTATCGGTTCCGAACCCCAATCATGAAGGTGATTGTTGGTAAGACTGAACTGTTCTTTGATTCAATGTCTGATTTTGATGTATGGGCAGCCAAGGAAAAACGCACATACAAGACCCGATATCTGAAAGGCTTGGGTTCATCCACTGCAGAAGACTTCCGCAAGTATTTTTCTGAAATTGAAGGCCGACTGGAGAAATTTGTTGTATCATCCAAGGATGACTTGGAAATGCTGGATATGATCTACACCAAAGAGTCTGGTGCTTCTGATCGTCGCAAGCAATGGTTGAACCTACAGTAAAGAAGAAATGTTTAAGAGTCCCATCAATTACACAGGGAGTAAGTTTGTTCTCTTGGACAGACTGCTTCCATTATTCCCCAAAGATGTTGACGTATTTGTTGACTTGTTTGCGGGTGGAGGCAGTGTCTATATGAACGTGTCTGGAATGTATCCAAAGGTCATTGCCAATGACAGCTTGGACATCCTAATCCAGATTCATCAACGACTGATGGATTCTGAATTCATCAGGAAGGCATCAATCATGTCAATTGCTACGATTGATAGCCAAGAGAACTATATTGCCTTGAGGGACAGCTACAACAGAAAGCCAACCCCCGAGAAACTGCTGGCTCTAATCTGGTCATGTAACAGCGGATTTATGCGATTCAACAAATCCGGTCAGTTTAATCAGACATGGGGCAAGCGAGGATTCAATAAAGCCAAGGCTGAAATCTTGAACATCTACCAAGCAAACTATCAACACGATCATGTTGAATTTTGTTCCGGATCATATCTTGATGTTCAGATTCCAGACAATTCCTTTGTTTATATTGACCCGCCATACAGCAACACCGAAGCCGGATATAACGCCACATGGACTATCCGAGACGATCAGACACTACTGACATATATAGAAAACTTGCTGCATACCAATGTCCGGTTTGGTTTATCTGGAGTATCTAATGGCAAACCAAACCTTCTGTTTGAGGCGCTTTCCAATAATCCTAAAGTAAAGACTCACTTCTTTGGTGATGTTTACGAGAAGGTTACCAAAGTCTCAAAAACCAACAACGAATACTATCTAACAAACTGCTGATGTCAAAAAATCGAAACCTATCCGACTTCCTGAGTCAAGAAGTCCGAGACTTCTCCATCTATGCATGTCAGCGCCAGATTCCATCTGGGATTGATGGTATGACTCCATCTCAGCGCAAGGTCATGTTTGGCATGCAGAAAGAACACCCAACATCTGAGGTGAAGGTATCCATTGCATCGGCCTCCCTGATGGCATTGTCTTGCTATCATCATGGCAGTCTTTCTGGCGTCATTGTGAATATGGCAAAGAACTATGCAGGAACCAACAATCTGCCATTGCTGGAAGGCATTGGTCAATTTGGTTCCAGACTGTCTCCGGAATCTGCCGCCGAACGATACATCTTTGTCAAGATGAAGCCATTTGTCAAGAATCTGTTTATGGCAGATGATGCTCCTATCTTGGAATGGCTATCCGATGATGGAACCATGGTTGAGCCAAAGAACTATCTGCCTCTGCTGCCGATGATCCTGATTAATGGATCTGACGGTATGGGAACGGGATTTGCCTCAAAGGTCTTAAATCACGCTGTAGGAGACGTTATAGATGCGGTTAAGGCTACCCTACATGGAAAAGATTTGAAGCCCTTGGTGCCCTGTTTTAATGGCTTTACGGGGGATGTTTCGATGAATGGAAACCAAGTAGTCGTTACTGGCTGCTTGGAGGTGGTGAATTCCACCCTGATCAAGATTACACAGCTTCCAATCGGTCAATACACCATCAAGTATCGGGACGTGCTGAATGCCTTGGAAGACGCCGGAACTATTCGCAGTTATACCGACAATTCCAATGAGTCAACCACTGAATTCTTGGTCAAGGTTCCCCGTGAGGTTTCATCCAAACCTATTCCAGAATTGCATAAGATTTTCAAGCTGATCTATCGGGACACTCAGAACTTCACCGTCTGGGATCAGAACCATAAGATTCGCAAGTTTACTGACGCCAATGAACTGTTGAAATGGTTTGTGGAGTATCGCCTGTCCATGTATCACTTCCGTAAGGAATATATGCTTCAGGATATGACAAACCAGATTCATCAGATGAAAGAGCAGAAGCGGTTTATTGAATACTACCGACAGAATGGAGCATCATGGCACCAGACCCCAACGAGTCAGATTCGTCAGTCCCTGATTGACCAGAAGTTTGATGACGTGGATGGACTGATGGGAATGCGCTTGTCTCGCCTGACATTGGATGCCATTACCGAACTGGATCAGAAGATTTCCCAGATGGAATCTGACTTCCAGAAGCTGACAGAGACTCCCCTGAAAAAACTTTACTTGGATGACTTGGCAACTTTAAAGAATCTGTGATACAATATCACCCATGAACAAAACTCAACTCAAAGCAAAGCTGGTGAAGATGATCATGGATGAGTTTGATCATCAGGGTTATGAGTTCACCTGCTTGGCATCCTTCAACCAAGTCCGTGATTTTTCTCGTCAGCTTGCCAATGACGCATATGACAAGCATGGCTTCATGTTCAGCAACTCTAACTATTTTCCTGTCCTGAATGGTGGAGATAACCTGCAATTTTGGGCCAGCAAGGAATACCTGAAGACTCGTTGGGTTGCCGCATGAAAGAAAAACAAGTCTCTGCTGGTCTAATCATTCTGAACGAACAGGATGAAGTCCTGATGGGTCACGCCACGGGACAGACATTCTATGATCTCCCCAAGGGTCGGATTGACCCAACAGATGCCACCCCAGAGGCAGCAATGCTCAGGGAATGTATGGAAGAATTTTCATACACACCATCATGCTACGTTGAACTGGGTGAATACTACTACAACCGAGAAAAGAACTTGCATCTTTTCTTGGAGACCGTCCAGAAGAAATCAATTGACATGAAAGACCTCAAGTGCCTGTCATCCTTTGAGGACTCATGGACAGGTAAAGTAATTCCTGAGATGGATGGTTTTGTATGGATTTCCATATCCGAACTGGATGCCCATTGCAGCAAGTCCATGTCAAGTCTACTGACCCGAATTTTCCGAACCAAATTTAAACCGAAAGAGAAGTAAAACAATGACATCTGCTAAAGTAACTCCCCTGAAGAACATGGTCATGGTATCCGAGAACCGCAAGGCTGCAACCAGCGAAGCAGGTATCATCTTGGAGAAGGCCAAGAGCTTCCTGACAACCAGTGGCATCGTCCGTGCAGTCGGTCCAGAAGTTGATGGCATCTCAGTTGGTGATGAAGTCTATCTGGATTGGTCAAAAGGTAGTATTGTACATGTTGACGCCTCCCAGTATGTGATGGTCTCTGCCGACCATATTGCATGTGTAGTGACTGGTGGTTGATACCATTTCCGAAGCCTACCTGAGTATGGTCAGGAAAAGGGGGAGTTGGCTTCAATTGGGGAACGTCCCGGTCGTCAGCATCTTCCATGATTCGGTATCAAATCTGACCGAATCTGCTGAACTGGATAGTTGGATTCGGAAAACGGACACCAACTATCCAGTTCCATCGGCAAAGATTATCTCTCCGGGACTTGACTATTTTCAGATGCAGGCAATTCATACGGAGTGGATGCAGAGACAACATGACCACCATCTGCAACTGAGTCATTCCAACAACCTATCTGACGATGACCATCAGCATGTCAACAAACTGATTCATGGTGGCATGGATTATGGACACGACTCCGGTTCCGCCGACCTGACCACGTTCCTTCTGAATTCCCACGGTAAAGGGTTTCCTCCAACGGAATTTAAGAGAACGTCTGCCGATGGCAATAGAACCGATACAGTTGACCTGACCAAGATTGATTCCATTCTGAAGAAAAACAAGTTTGTCGGTCAGTTCCATTCCTTCCATGGCATTGGATTTGATCCAGCAGAGAAACTTGGCAATGATGGGAATCTATTGCATCTGCCAGCCTATACTTCCGGTTCTGTCAATCGAAATATTGCCCTCAAGTATGCAAATTTTTCTCCCGTTGGTAACGTCAGGCACATGCTGCATGTCATCCATTCTCCGGGATCGCATGGACTCTACCTTGGGAACAACACATTTCCGGACAATGAGGTTCTGCTACCCAGAAACATGACCCTGAAGATGTTTCCAAATCAACCCTCGGAGTATCATGTTGGTGATGCCAGAGTGAAAATTTGGACAGCACATCGTTTAAATAGCATGGAAACCTGATACAATAACCAAAAACTCAAATGGTCAGGCAGAGTGAGAATGGCATCGGCGCACCATAAACCTGCATAATAAACCAGAATCACAGGCGTCTTCTGGGCAGGCATCTCCTTGTCGGTTCAAATCCGACCCTGACCATCATTTTTTTACATCACATGGATAGATCATGACCAAATACATCTGCATTGAAGGTGGCGAAGGTACCTATAAGACAACAACCACCGCTGCATTGGTTTCCAAGTTGGAGTCCACAGGAGCCAAGGTATTGGCTACCAAGGAGCCGGGAACATCCCATATCCCCCTGACAATGACTCTGAGGGAATTGATGTTGTCCAACCAATATGACCAAATCCTGACTGCTCCCGCGCGGGAACTCATCAGTCAGACCATTCGGTCAATTCACTTGGAGCGACTGATTATTCCGGCGATAGAATCTGGATACTACGACTACATCATTCAAGATCGTGGTATCATGTCAGGCGCAATCTATGCGGCATGCTGCGGCAACAACAAGCGATATGTGGATAACCTGATATCCTTTGTCACATCCCCCATCATTCGACTGCGCCCATATGTTTATGATTCGGTCTTTGTGTTCCATAATCAGGATGGGCTGAATACAGCATTGAATGCCAAGGATGAATTTGCAGGTCTGGGGGATGCCATGGAGTCCCGTGGTGCTGAATTTCATGATCAGGTAAATAAACGGTTCCGTGATGCATGTGCATCTCCAGATCATTGGTCTTTCGTAGCCAAGAAGATGCATTCCATTGATGTTCATGGAAAAACAACGGATGATATTGTAAATCGAGTGGTTTACATGGTATAATTCAGGCAAGTAAAGTTTAATGCGGGGTAGCTCAGCTTGGTAGAGCGCCGGGTTCATATCCCGGAGGTCGTTGGTTCAAATCCAGCCCACCGCAACCAGTTAAAATCAGAGACTTCAGTTGCATAAATAGTGATTCGAGTCCACAGTCAAAAAACATAACAAGCCTCTGTTTTTATATATTATGGCATATAGCTCAGTTGGTAGAGCAACGGACTGTTAATCCGTGTGTCCTTGGTTCGACCCCAAGTATGCCAGCCAAAATTTGTCGCTATCGTCTAACGGTTTAGGACACACCCCTTTCACGGGTGTAATCGGGGTTCAAATCCCCGTAGCGATACCAAAATCAGCAGGTAAGCTCAAGGTGAGTCGCCAGCCTTCCAAGCTGTGTAGAGTGGGCTTCGATTGCCCCTACCTGCTCCATGTTAGATCAATCTACAACTGAAAGACTGGATTTGGTGAACCTCAGAAGAACGTGATTGATTTGCCCTCTTAGCTCATTTGGTAGAGCAACGCACTTGTAATGCGTAGGTGGTCTGTTCAAACCAGACAGAGGGCACCAATTATGGAAGATGGGATGCATGGCGCATACACGGTCTTGAAAACCGTCCTACTGTGAAAAACGGTAATGGTTCGATTCCATCATCTTCCTCCATCATCAAAGAGTAGGGCGCGACAACACTAGCTTCATGAATCCCTGAGAAGCAAAGTTGCACCAGCGCGGATAGGAAGAACACTCCTATCGTAAATGATTCCATGTTGTCATAGCTGGCATGGAACTCCCAGTTCAACATAGTTAGGCAAGGAATCATAATCGATCTTTAGTCGTGATGAGGAATTGCCGAAAAGTAATCATTGTAAATACTACCACACAACATCCATTCTGAAATGTCAACTCAACTTCGCGCCTACAAATACAGACTGTATCCAGACGCTGCTCAGGCAGAGGTTTTGGCGCGGTTCTTTGGCGCAAAAAGATGGGTATACAACAATTTCCTTGAAACTCAACAGACTCGATTTGAAAATAAAGAGAAACATCTTAGCTTCTTTGACTGCTGTAAATCAATCACGGAATTAAAGAATCAGGAAGACACTTCATGGTTGCGAGGGATTGACGATTGGGTTTTGAAACACGCCTCAGAAGATTTGGTAATGGCATACAAAATTTTCTTTGCATCCATTACCGGGAAACGTAAAGGCCCGAAAGTTAACCTCCCTGCGTTCAAGTCAAAATATGAGCGACAAAGTTACAGAACCCGTGGCATCAAGGTTGATTTTGAAAATGATTCAGTGACGGTTCCCAAGATCAAGAATATCAAGTGCATTCTTCATCGTCAATTTGTCGGGACAATCAAACAAGCAACAGTATCCAAGAATCCAGATGGTCGTTATTACATTTCCATCTTAGTTGATGAAGCTATCCAGTTGAATCCAATGACTCATCGAGAAGTTGGCATTGACTTGGGTCTAAAAGATTTAGCAATACTTTCTACAGGAGTAAAATTTAATCATCCAGAACAAATGCTTTCAAGAACCAAGAAAGCATTGAAAAGAGCACAGAGAATCCTTGCTCGTAAAACAAAAGGGTCAAATTCTTACAATAAGCAGCGTTTATGTGTGGCAAAATTGCATTCAAGGCTAACCAGAATGAGGAATGAATACTATCATCTGATTTCTCGTTACTTGGTTGATGTCTTTGATTCAATCTATCTTGAAAACTTGAATGTCAATGGTATGCTGAAGAATCGTAGACTGTCAAGAAAGATACACGAAACAGCATGGGCAACATTGAAGCAGATGATCAAGTATAAAGCTGGCTATGTCGGTAAGACCGTTCACGAAATCAATCGTTGGTTCCCATCATCAAAGACTTGTTCTTGCTGTGGATTCAAACTGGACAAGTTAAGTCTTGATGTTCGTGATTGGAAATGTCCATCATGCGGAACGCATCATGACCGTGACTTAAACGCTGCAATAAACATTCTGAATCAGGGTCAAATTGACCTGTATGATTCCAAACAACCTTCCGATGCAATAGCGGAAGCGGGAGCAATGCTCCCGATGGCCTTGAAGAAACATTCGGCTAAAATCGAGAGACCCAGTTCTATATGAACTGGTTTGAATGTGGATCGGGCAAGCCTAACTGTCTTTAGCTGTTAGGTAGTTGACATCAATCGTTGGATACCAAACCTTAATCAAAAATCACAGAATGATCACATTTAAAGAATTTCGGGCAATGCTACTGGAGACTCCAGATATGACCGACGAGAATCGCCGTGGAGAAAGTTTCCCAATGGCAATTCACGGAATCATGAAAAAACATGCAGACGCTAACGATATGGGACATGGTTTCTTTCATCAAGACGATGATGACGAACATCACTTCTACCACATGAAAAATGGGAAAATAGATGCCCTTTCTACAGTTAACTCAGAAACCATGGTGCATGGAACATTCTACAAGGAAGCTGGCGTCGATTCATCTGTCCCATTGCAGAATTTCAGCAATGCACTGAATCATTTTGGTCGGATTCAGTCAGATTCTACGCATACCAAAGGCTCCAAACACTTCTGGATGAGCCTGCATGATAAAATTCCCGGCATCAAGATTTATGTTTCTGATGAGGAAAGCGGAATTGCCACAGAACATGACAAGGATTCTCTGAAGAAAAATGCAGACTCCATCTGGGGCAGTTCCAATAAGATTTTGCATGCATCTCTCCCAGATCATTGATGCTCACGGCGAGCATATAGAATCGAGGCATCTGCATCTTTCAGAACTTGATTCTTTTGTCGATTCACATAGGTTTTTCCATGTGGGTCGGATGGGTGCTGACTGGATGGAAATTACTTGGTTCCTCCTGTATGTACAATACATACAACCATTTGACAAAACCAAGAATCACTTCCTCCTGAATGACCGACTATTGGTCAGACACTATCGTGGGAAAGGTAGGCATGTGATGGCATGGGTTAGTTTTGACGCGCAAGGAAAGCCGATTGGCGGAGCATCTTATGTTGTCAATGACCATCTGACATTCCTGAACGCAATCGTGATGGAGCTTGCTCTTTCCTAAAACTTCTGCTACAATCAAGAAACCATGAACATCATCAACCAAATCCAATCCCTGACCGAAACAAACGTCCGCGCAGTAATCACCACCCGAACAGTGGTCAAGCTGAACAAGAAAGACGTTGCCTCCAAGAGCATTCTAAACCCCCATGCAGAAGTCATCAAGGTTTCCAAGCAACTGGTTCTGCTGAATCCTCTTTACGAGAAGGCTGTGAATGATGCCTTGGTCAATGATGGTAAAGAAGCTGACTTCCAAGCGGGGGAGCGTCAGTGGGGTGAGAATGTTGGTAATGGGGTTGTCCAGAAAGGTGATGACTTCTATGTCAGCTTCATCTGGCGGGAAACCATTGACAAGTCAGAATACCATGCAGATGGTCAACTGATTGACTATGCTGACATCCAGCAATTTGCCCCAATCAAGAAGCCATCAACAACACCCGATGTTGGTTTCCGTTCGGTCAAGGTATCCAATATTGTTTCCTTGGAGATTCTGTAAAAAATGTCAGGTGGTCACTTTGAATACAACCAACATCACATCCAAGACATCATTGAGAAGTTAGAATCTCATTTGAATGGAACCGTCCCGTTCTATGATAACTACTCGCAAGAAACCTTGGATGAGTTTAAGAAAGGCTTGGATATTCTCAAGAAAGCTTATGTGTATACCCAGAGGATTGACTGGTTGTTGAGTGCCGACGATGGGGAATCAACTTTCCATGAACGGCTGAAGGAAGAATTAGATGCTCTTGAGTGATTTGCCATCAACAAAATCTGATGGAAGCACAACCTGCTTCCGTGTTGTTTTCCTTCCATCCACGATTGCGAAACGGCCATTCAGGATACCAGCAAAATCTGGTTGGCGGTCATTGACTCACGAAAAGTTTCACTTGAGTGAACATGTCCTGTATGCAGTTGGAAAAGTTTTAACTACAGTTCAGATTCCGTGATACAATAGAACCATCGAAACAAACCACAAGGAACCTTTATCATGATTAAATACGTTGATGGCAAGAAATATATTTTCATGTCGCATGACTGTAAAGTCTCTTATGCATGCCCTAAATGTGTAGCATGGAATACAACTGATCTCTGCAATATCCTTGGTGAGTATTGCGACAATGGGGTATTTGTTGAAGACAACAAGTACCTGTCGAAAGTTGAACCGCCAGTATCCACAGTCAACCAAGAACAACCAACACTCCGGGATCAGTTTGCAATGGTTGCTCTGAATGGTCTGTTGTCTACCAATACAAACGTGTATGATATTACAAAATCGGTAGCAAAAGCATCATACGCATTTGCCGATGCAATGATGAAAGAACGTGCAAAATGATTTCAATCTGTAATCTCTGGGTCAATCCAGAAACATCAGAATACGAAGTTGACCGTTGCAATCATCCAATATCGGAGTTGATTCCTGTGATAAAGCAACAGACTCCACTAACTCATGAGCAGATTGAATCAATCGGGAAACTTCTTTTGGATCACGGGTTTCATGAATGGGAAGGACTGCAACCTTGGGTTCATACTTTCGTTAAGGCGGTAGAAGTCTCGCATGGAATCCAAAAATGACAACATGGGTTCTTTTCTTCTGGTTCACTGCTGGCTCTCAGATGGAGACTGGAACAATCCAGAATCTAAAATCGCTCGATGAATGCAATAGAGTTGCAATTGTCATCAATGATACGATGCCAAGGCATCCTCGTGTTCCCGGTCATCGTTGCATTGAGGTCTATACGAAATGACAAACGTCGACCACATTTACATGCAGATGGCGATGGAGATTGCTACAGCATCCAAGGCAAAGCGAAAGAAAGTTGGGTCAATCCTTGTCACCAGCAACGGCGTCTTGCTACCTGGATACAATGGCACTCCTGCTGGATGGTCAAATTCATGTGAAGATTCAAATGGTGTTACTCTGCCCACGGTGATTCATGCGGAGCTTAATTGTATACTGAAGGCTGCAAAGGAAGGTGTTAGTGTCATTGGGTCAACAATCTATGTGACCCTATCCCCGTGTCTTTCATGTTCTGCTATGCTTGCTCAGGCTGGGGTGAAACGTATTGTGTATGACGAGGAATATCGAGACCTTGGTGGGGTGAATCTGTTGCGTCAGAAAGATATTTTGGTTGAACGACTATGCGGGGAGTGAACTTACCACCAATCCCATTCATCGATCGGTTTGATGTGATACAAACAAGATGTAGAATTTTATCATACCATGGATACATCCCTAACAACAGTCAAATGAACGATGCATCAAGAACCATCTACGAAATTTTTAAACATTTGACTACAGTTCGGATTCTTTGATACAATAGAACGATGAAACAATCACCAATCTACGTAGCCTTCCCCGACATCGACTTCATGGTCCATATTCAAAGCGCAGTGATGACTCTGGTTAAGGATGAAGATTTTCTTATTGCAGACCAACATAATCAGAAAGAAGCCATCGTTATTTTGGCTACTGCTTTTGGCAAAGCCAACTACTTGGTTAGGTGGAATAAAGAATCACGGGATCATAGCAATTACATTCGGTCAAAACTTTATGTTGGTTGCACGCCACATCCTCTGGATTGGGATGTTCAGTATTGCTACGATCCGGCATCAAAAGACGTCTACTCGGGGGACTTGCAATTGACTACAGTTCGGATTCCGTGATACAATAGAACCATCAACTCCACTACAAGGAACTTTATCATGTCAAAATACAAAATCGGTGATCGTGTCGAATACGTTGTTGATGGTGTCGTCCAAGATACCGGAACGGTGACTCGGGCATTTGAAGGTAGTTCTAGCATGACTGCATACGAGTGGTACGAGGAACCTGCTGGGTGGTGGGCTAAGTGGGATTCCGATTCAACTGAATGTCATTTCTGTGAGAATTATGAATTGGTTTTTCGCAAAGTTGAATCCAAGACGTCAGACATTGAAGATGCAGGCTGGATAACAAACAAATCAACTACATACATCCGTCCAACATTCATGTTCGAGTTCCTGATGTCAGATGGGACAGTTCGTCAAGGTGGAATTAACGAAGTTCCGGGAATTGACTGGAACATCAACACGACCGATGATGGCTACCCTCACGTTGTCAAGTATCGGATGATTGGTACAACTTAACTTCAAAAGGAACTTTATTATGGAACTCGCATTTTTCGTTTATCTCGCCGGTCTTGTTGGGAAAATATCATTCGCTTTGTTCATCATATTGTTCCTTTACGGAGTTGGTGTTTTTGGATACACGGTATACGTCACCTCCAATAACACCGATAGATACCACAAGAACCTCCCATACCAGAAGCGATGGGTAATTGGATGGGTTTGTTTAGCAATGTTGTCTCCTTTCATTCCATCGGAAAAGACGATGTGGCTGATGCTGGGTGCCTATGGGACACAGAAAGCAGTGCAATCAGAGATTGGTTCAGATGTCATTGAAATCATCAACCTGAAGGTCAAGAAAGAACTTGAAGCAATGAAAGGCGAAAAGAAGTGATCACTGTTAACATGACAAACAAGTTTCTTAAACTGAACCGCCGTCAGAGGAAAAAGAAAATCAACTTGATGATCCGCACAATGATCCAGACTGCTCTACTGCATATGGGCGTTGATTCTGGTCCGATTATCCGGGATACCAAGCGGTCTTATGTCCCATTTGCAACAGCAGATGTTTCTGGTAAACAAGTAACTTTCACGTTCTACGACGAAGTGTGATACAATAAAGGCTCCAACAAACAATGGAGCCTTTTTTGTTATGACAACAGCAGCGCACAATACAACCCAAGTGATGATTTTCGGGCACCTGATGGAAATTGATTTCACTTTCATTGAAGGTGCCCCAGAAACTCGATGGGAGCCAGCGGAAGGAAATGAGCTTGACATCAAATCGTTCAGTCTGATCAATTCTGAGAATGAAACATGGGATGGTGAAACCCCAGAAGAATTCATGCTGCTGGCTGACCTGAAGCAAGAAGTTTACCTGACGGTTCAAGATGAAATCTACTGAACTGCCTAAAAACCCACATAGCAATACTTCTTCCGGTCCGGTTTTATTAAGATCGGTTCATGAATGTTATTATTCGATTCATGGTGCCGGTTGGAACACTTCCATAATAAATCTACCAAACTTGCCAAGGTTTCGGATTCTGTGATACAATAGCCCCATCAACTCCACTACAAGGAACTTTATCATGTCAAAATACAAAATCGGTGATCGCGTTGAATATGTTGTTGATGGTGTCGTCCAAGACACTGGAACGGTGACTCAACATTACAAGTTCGACGATTGGCGGGCTAAGTGGGATTCTAATTCAATTGAGAATGTTTTCAGCGGGAATGACTCGCACTTTCGTCTTGTGCCAACCCAAACTCAGAGTTTGGAACAATCTGTTGCCCTTCTGTCCAAATCCTTGGATGAAATCAAGGAACTGCTCCAACAAATCCTTGCAAAGTGAACATTATGACTTACGCTCAGGAATCTCTGGCATCCGACATCCGCAAAGTCACCCGGCTTTTACAGCAGACTGCACCATTCTTCTATGTTCTTCCATTCAAGGTAATTTCCGATGCCGAATGGACAGAAAGATGCCCACAACAGAAAACCCCAACTGCGTTTGCAGACAACAAAGGGTTCTTCTTTGCTTCTTCCTTCATGGATACTCTGCCTGAGAACAAACGTCTGGGTTTGTTGCTCCATGAAGTTCTGCACCCAGCATTGGGTCACATCTCCAATAAGTGGATTGACAAGACCATCACTTTCAGTTTGTTTGCAATGTTGCGTAACATGGCAATGGACATTGTGATCGAGTCTGCAATCTATCGCATGTCTATCGAACTGAGTCCGGACAAGGAACAGAAAGATCGACTGATCTGCCAGCAACATACCGATGAAATGTGCCAGAAGTATCCTGACCTTTCATGGCGCGAAGTCTATACGATTCTTCGCAATCAAGCAACGGTTGTTCAACATGGCAGTATTGATTCCCATGGTGAATTTGGTCAAGGTGAAGATCAGAATGCAGATCAATGGGCAGCGGCAGCAGAAGAATCGAAAGCGATTGCTGAACGTATCCGGTCAACAACTGGTAGCAATGCATCCACGATTGAGGTCAAGATGGTTGCACCTGAGTTGCCATGGGCTTCGATCATGCGAGATCATCTGCAGGACATCCCTGCCAAGATTCATCCATCATGGGATCGGATCAAGCGTCGTCCATTCTCCACCCGTGGTGAATACGTCCCACATGATGTTGGTAATGTGAATGCTCTGGAGACGGTAGCCATCTGGATGGATACTTCTGGCTCGATGAGTAGCGACTTGGATAAATGTTGCGCTGAAGTAAGCGCGTTGCTCTGGCAATTGAACTGTAAAAACCTTATCCTTATCGAGTACGACACGCAGGTCTGTAGTAAAATTACGGTTGAGGTTGACGATGCCGCACCCCCGTTTGTGATATCACATCTACACGGCGGGGGAGGGACTGATATTCGTAGCTCTATTCTACAACTCATTGAAGACAATGATCTACCCGGAGATGAAGTCCCGATGCTCGTACTGACTGACGGTGGTGATAACTATCAACTTGCAGATTTACTACCCGATCATAACGTAACTTTCATTGTTTATGGTGGCGGTTCCCTTGATGCTGATATTGGTCGTGTAATCCGTGCAAATTGATCAGCTCCCATTGGTGTCATCAGTGCCAAGCATGGCGGCGCGTTTCATTTTGCTTGAAACGGTTCAATGTGTAATTCACACTACCCAAAATGCGTGGGTATGGAGACGATGGATGCACGTCACATATCAAGTCTTTCATGTAGTTTACGATTCACTAAGACAATTCAATGAAAGCCTCCGGTCTTCCTAAACTTGGTTCATATGCACAGCCAACACCATCGGCCAATCATTATGTGGTTTATGCGAGCAAGTACGTAGCTACGGAAGATTGCATGAAACCAAGTTGGGAGGTTTGGAATCAAATGCGAAAATCTATCTACGTTCAAGTTGACGATAACGTGTGCAAGCGACGATTGATTGAAAATGAAAACCTCTGACCTACCATCAATCACACCAAGTCATGTGGCATACCTAAGAACGACAGAAAACCAAGTGCTTGGAAAGGTTAATCGTCTGTGGACAATACTGCCAACTTGGCATCGAGTTGCGCTACAGATGCACAATAATGGTTTGTCAGAGATGCCATATTCGATTGGTTTCGATAGAGTTGACCGGATTCTGAGTAAACTACCTAACAGCTAAAGACAGTTAGGTTTCCTTGCTCCAATCGTTATGAAAACATCTGAGCTGCCCATGATCGTCATGGAATGTGATCTGATAAGAATGCCCGACATGGTGGTCGGTAAAACTGCAATTACATGCGTCAATCTTATGCCATCTTGGTTGCTGCCCATTTTTGCTAAAATGATGAATTTCTCTTGCTTGTTGAATTTGACCAATGGTATGCTTGATGAAAATTCGTGAACTGCATTCCATCACCAAAATCACACAAAGTCGTGTTGTTGAACAGGTGCTCCGTCGCCCAACTGGATTGTGGGTAGCTCGATCATATCATCGCTGGTCAAGCGTAAATCATATGCTGGGGACTCCTGTGCGTAACGCGATTGTTGTCTTGGCAAAAATCAATGAAAATCTCTGATCTACCGAAAATACAACCAACTTTCACATCATACGATTACGCATGGGAAGTTTCGCAGTTCATTACGGGTGATTTTCTTCTTTACCAAGGGATTCTGCAAAGTGGTGTTCGGTTTCCCTACAATATCCAAGCGTGTTTCCTGTTTCTTGCAGATGAACTATGCTGAATGCAGGGGCCATCAGCATAGTTCATCTTCATTAGACTGCCGTTCCGTCTGTATCGCTTGTTGGTATAGATGCATTACTGCGTAAAATGCCCGTGGCATCAAACCAAACATATCGCCCAACCCCAACCTGTGATGTTGGGAACATTGATGGGTTCAACCAACCACCGGCAGATGTTTTGGCCGTCCCCGCAGTCGAGCCGGATTCAAAACTACCAACATATAAAAATGCAGCATTTGATGATAAAACCGGATACCCATGTGTCCCATTAACCCACCCGGTTGTTGAGCAAATCAGCGCTGGCGTACCATCGTTGTCATATAGATAAACATAATATCTGGTGTTTGGTGCAACCGTTGCCATATCCAAGGCAACACCATTTGACGTTAACTGACACGCAACCCATTCTCCATTTGTGGAAGGGACTCCTGTGCCGGTCTGATTCTGTGGTCCGCGAAGACGCAACGGGACAGTGTTGCCAAAAGGTAATTTGTTGTTTGGTTTAAAACTAACCTCAACCGAACTACCAACAAGTATAATGCCACAATTTGGAACATGGTCAAACATCCAACCATCAAACCTAACCTGTCCGGTGTAATCAAAATTCTCAAAGTTGACATTCTTGACTCGGCATGTGTTAAAATTTACACCTGCTCCACTGATTTTGAATGCAGTGCAGGGATTATTACCAGCCGTTGCTCTGACGGTGACACCATCAATATCAACCTGACCGATTGTAAATGTGCCTAAGAATTCACACTGCGCGGTTGCTGTCAGACTGTCATTGTTGTAAAACTGTAAATTTCGCCCTTTGAACATATTGACGCCAGTTACATACAACCCGCGCTTTTTGCAATTCTCAAATGTCGTGTTTCTCAAATCCACAGTCTGCCCAAGACCAGCCTCCCCCTTAATAAACAATCCAACATTTTCTACGCCATTGGCAAATGCGCATTGCTCCATTGTCAAGACTTGACCCTTCCATATCATACCGCCAGATGTTGGCGGCGTTGCCGTGCTGGTTGTTCCGCATGTTTGGAAGAAAACCTGCTCTAGATATGTATACGATCCCTCATTCCTGCCAGAAGTCCCATCTGCCTTGATGCCCCACCCTTTACAATTATCAAACCAACACTGCTTGACTGAGACCATGTTCCATCCATCATCGGCAAACATACCGTTCATCATTTCGATGCCATGAGATTTCATGTCTCGGATGTAAAGATGATGAATATCAGTCTCATATGAGTTCAGTAACCGGATACCGATAGATCCCGCAGTTGCTTGTGGGTTAATGATTGCAAAATTTTGTAGGACCGATCCTATAGCTGCCGTGTAAGACCCTCCATGGGTTCCGCTATCAATGCTGAAGATTGGTTTGTTTTCGGCGCGATGATCAAAAAATGTTTTCGTCATCCCGTCACCAACAATCTTCAGTCCGGGGGAAGTGAAACCAAAGGTCGGTGATGTGTTATATGATAGAGTATCGCTGATGATGTATGTCCCTCAAGGGACATAGACGGTGCGACCGGCTGCTATGTTGATTGCTGACTGTATTGCGAGTGTGCTGTCTGATGCTCCGGTCGGGTCTGCGCCATGATCGAGTGCATTCACATATTGTCCGCTGATCATTGAGTATTTTACTTTGGATAATGACATGTGTGTCCTTTTGTTGATGTTATATTTAATGATGTATGAATAATGGAAAATGAACTATGATGGCATCTAACCTACCATCGTTGACAGCCATACGTCTACGTGATCCATGCGACTTTAGTGGTCTAACAAAATACTGGGTGGTTGGGATGATCGGCATAGACGCTGATCGTGGTCTGAATTGGTCGGTTGATCTTCACAACAAATTAGATCATATTGATGACGTGTTATACTTGATTGAAGTTGAATTATGGTGATCAATGAACTGCCTAAACTACAACCAACTTACCCATACGATGATTATGTGTGGGACGTATCACAGTTCATTGCTTGTGATTTTCTTCATTATCAAGGGATTCTACGAAGTGATATCATGTTTCACATTGACGTTCAAGACGTTCTACGGATTGATGATGACGAACTATGGTGATAGACGAACTACCGAAACTTAAAATTGCCAGTGAATTCTATGAGGAAATTTTTAGCATTGAGATATGGCGAGCATTCAAGCGCCATGCAAACAGTGAAGCTTCCTTGAGGTTTTTCAAAGGAATCCCTGATTTTGCAGAGAATTTGACTACAGTTGATTTTCTGTGATACAATAGAACCATCAACTCCACTACAAGGAACTATATCATGATCGGCAAATACTCCCCAACCGTATCCAGTGCGTATTCTCGCGACCAAAATGGTTCAAAGAAGTCTATGATGGGAATGGTTGCGGCACCAACTACGATGCCGAAGGTTATGATCGGTATGGTTACAATTCGGATGATTACGATCGTGCCGGTTTCCATGAGAACGAATACGCTTATAATGATAAGGAAGGTCTCTATGACGATGTTCAATCCAAGTGGGGATATGACGGCAACACACCGGTCTACTTTGGTGTAGTGAAAAGCGGTACTGTGCCAAAAGACACGATTACGATCGAAGTCGACGCGTTGTGTCAGATTCTTGATGCCCTTCGTCAAGTCACACATACGTTCCGCGACGTTGAAGGCTCACATGGTCAACTTGAACGTGATACGATCGAACAGGTTTATACTGCTATCAAGTTGATTCCGCATGAGGTGAAATAATGTTTACTGCTTATCTTTTTGTTGCATTTTCTTTCTTGGTTCTGTTAACCATCAAGCTTGAAGACGATCCCAAACTGAACGTGTTTGTGTCAGCTTTCTGGATCATTACGATTCCAGTTATCTGCCTGATTCTTTTGCTGAACAAATTTAGGGTTGGGGTTGATCTTGTGTACTCACCAGCCCACATGACAAGGTTTGGCATTCGCAAAGCAACCGCCCCCACATTCAGCTGGTTTGCAATCCGTGCTTTTGGGTATGAACTGCAAATCTGGCGAAAGAAACATGAAAATCTCTGACCTGAGCCACTTCAGGTTGCATAAAATGCAGCTATGGTCTCGGTCATAGGATTTCATGTTGATCGTTCCAGTGACGCATACATCGGCTCTTGTTGGGCGAATTTCCTACCAAACAGAAAAATAAACTTGGTAAGATTGGCTACAGATCAGATTCTGTGATACAATTCAACCCAAGGAACATTTATCATGAAACATACAGTTCATTTGACAAAGAAAGAAGCACATGATGCTTCGCGAGAGTATTTCGACCTTCACCCAGATGCTGATGTGATCATTGAAGAACCACGCAGGGAGTTCGTCAACTATCAAACGTCAGATGTATACCCATGGCATCTTGACCCAAATCAGATAATTGAGGTTACTTTTGGCGATAATAGTCGATGTATCGGTATAGCTAAAAGTTTTGGTTCGGTTTGGAACACATGGAATGTTATGGGACCGCGTATAGTCACATACAGACTTGTTGATTGACTAAATGTGATTTTCTGTGATGCAATAGAATCATCAACTCCACTAAAGGAACTATATCATGGCAAACTACAAAATCGGTGATCGCGTTGAATTCGTTTGGCACGGAGTCCGCGATGTAGGAACAGTTATCGACTGCCACATCAATCCCGATAGTTGGGTGGTCAGGTGGGATTCAGATTCAAGAGAACGACACTTGTATTCGATGAACCCACAACACTTTTGCCTCGCCACATCTAAGCCTTGAGATTCTATTGGCTACAGTTGATTTTCTGTGATACAATTCAACCATCGAAACAAATTTTCGATTCTTTAACCCCTCAACAGGAACCTTTATTATGATTTTGTCCAACACAAAAGTCTCCATCGAAACCGCTGCAAAATTGATTCTTGCCAGTCCCAAGTCTGCATTCTTTTTGCAAGGTGCCCCGGGGGTGGGAAAAACTTTTGCCACAAAAGCTGCGCTTGAAGCTGCTGGATATTCCGTAACGATTGTTGACGTACAAAATATTTCCCCAGATGACTCGGCAGCCCTCCCTGTCATCAAAGATGGTACACTGACCTTTGCTGGTCATGAAAAATGGGTTCCTCGTCCCAAGATGGCAATCATCCTTGATGAGTTTCCAAAAGCAGCACCTAATGTCTGCAACACATTCTTGCCATTGATCTTTGGTCGTCCTCGTCGTTTCTTGGAGCATGAGTATCCAGAAGACGCCATTGTTGTTCTGACTGGTAACAGTGCAGAATTCCGCACTGGCGACGTGATGAAGCCGCATATCCGCAACCGAATCGTTGAACTCAACATTGCCGATCCTACACCTCAGTCCATGTTGAAGGTTGCATTGGACTTGGGTTGGGATTCCCGTGTCATTACTTGGGCACAGAACACACCTGCTGCACTAATCTCCTATGATGCCGAAATGGTAACCAAGCCAGATACAGAGAATGTGGATCGTTACTTTGGGTATGACCCACGATTCCCACAGCGACCCTTTGTTTCCCTGCGCTCCTTGGAATCTGTCAGCATTCTGTTGAATGACTTCACTGAAGCCGGGATTGATCCATTTGAAGCTCGTGCTGCATTTGCTGGTACGATGGGTGAACGTGCAACTCAATCATTCTTGGCTGACCTGCGTAAGACAGGCGAATTCGTTCCATTCTCCACGATTCTTGCTAACCCACTGACTGCAAAGATTCCAAGCTCGATTTATGATCAACGCATGGTTGCATTGCAGTGTGCAGCCAAGACGGATACCAAGAATTGGGATACTGTTCTGAACTATGTGGATCGCCTCCATGCAGAAGTCCAACAAGTGTTCGCGATGAACGTCATGATCAAAACGGAACTTATTTCAAAGCTGGCGCGGTATCCTCGGTGGAACCAGATGATCATGAAAGCCACTACGTGACCACCAAACGTGTGATGCTAGATTATGGTGATGGTAACCCAAACTTGCTGGTCTCCATTACTCAGGAACACGCCATTGATCATTTTGATTTTCGTGTGATCAATGGCGCATGGGATGGTGTGTTCAACCGTGGTAGAATTACGGTCATGTGTGCAGAACCGTTCTCTGTGATTGACTACAGGGTAAACGTCATCTGTGACAATCAAGATAGGCTCCGTGGAGCCTACGATGATGTGTTTGCAAACTTCTGGGATGTTGATTGGGTTGCTCCAGATTACGCTAAGATGATTGCTGAAGAATACGATGATGACATTCCATTCTGATGTATGACCTTATCTGACCTACCATTAAACAATCACATTGATGGGTTGAGCGCCGATGATTTGTGGGTGGTGGTTGGAAGTGTTAAACATACTGTAGAACTTGCCACCAAAAGGTTTTGGTTAGACCCGGTTTACTTCAAACTGGGATTGCCCGTTAGAAATCAAATTTTTAACTTGGCGTCAAAAGAATGAAGACTACTGACCTACCATCTACATATTCAAAGGGTAACCGTGTATTGTGGTTCTACCTGTTCATCATATTGGACAAGAATGGTGATGTTGACGATAATTGGATATGGGATGTTTATTGGGCACTGGAGACTTGCAATAACCATGAAATCTTCTGACATCCCAAAACATATAGCAAGAGGTGGAAACATACCAATAGTCACCCGCCCACCTATGCAAGATGTTCCTGATTCTACTCTGTTGTGCCTGCATCTTTGGATGCAAATTGAATTAATGTTTCCATTTGAAATGATGCTTCCGTTTGAGGTTCCGACATGCAAGTAAGCGAACTACCAGAAAATGACATCTGCCATGACGAAGCTGGCGATAAAAAGGATATAATCATCCCACGTATACATGTACATTCAATACAAAGTCCCGATCAACGTGCTCTTTCTTTATGGATGCAAGTTGATTCTGCTGTCTGGTTTCCACCATGCGAGTAAGCGAACTACTATATGCCCAAAAATAGATGATGGTTACCTGATCATAAACGAGAAAGCAGCTTGTTCTTTAGCCAAGTTGTAGTTCACTAGGAAATCGAATATGTTAATTTTTGTGATACAATAGAATAAATCAACACCGGAGTTTTAATCATGAAATCCGTCATCAACATCATTCACCAACAAGATGGCTCCGTCACCTCTGAAATCTGTCAGGTTCCAGATGACTACATCCAATGCTCTGTGTCCGGCACATGGGTTCCAAAATCTGAGATGTGCGATTCCGATGGGAACATGATTCGCACAAATTCACTCTGGACTTACAACATTCCCATTGGAATGAATCTTATCCGGGCTGCAACGATTGACCATCGGATGACACAACACTACCGAGCATTGCTGGTCAAATTTGAATCCACGCGGCAGGCTCAGGAGAATTCGGTCCCAATCCAAGAATTGATTGATGGTCTGTTGGAACTCCAACGAGTCAAACCGAATGCACGAGTCTGTGTGACTCAAGAAGGTTACTATGCTGAGGGAAGGTATGGTTGGGTCAACACAGATCCTGAGCATGTATATGAAGAAGTTTACTCCATCGGCCATTCCAGCCAAAACTACTAAAGAAAAATGAAACATTCAGACGCAGGTAAAGGCAGTGCCCCACGAAAGACTGCCGATCAGAATTCTTATTCTGAGAACCACTCCAAGATTTTCGGTGAATCTGGGTTCCTTGCAAGAAAGAAGCGTGAGGAAGCCTTGCAGGAGCTTGCCCGATTGAGTGAAGAACTGAGTCTCTACGACGAGCCGGATAAGTAACCTATCCCAGACAAGAAACAACAACCAGATGATCCTGATGACCGACAAAATTGCCCGTGCTTACTTGGCTATGCAACGACCCAAGCATTATCCAGTTTTGGATACCCTGTTTGGGGGACACTCTGCCAAGAAAATTGAGGAAGTTTTTGTCAGCAAGACATATTCGGTTGACGATCCATATTCCAGAACCCCGGAACTGGCTGATCGTCTGCATTCTGACAATAAAGCAACGTCAGTAAGGGAACTCCGGGAATATAGCATCCACTCAACACCAATCAATTCGGCTCTGAGGAAGCATCATGCTGACCCAAAACAGTTCAATGAGCTACTTCATGCCACCAGTACCGATTGGGGTGCTCGTTCCTCAGATCCATTGATGACATCCAAGGCAATTGATCAACATTTGTCAGACCATGAGGCATCTGAGAACTTCCATCTATATACTGGAATCCCACATTCTCCTTTTCGAGTTGCTGCTGTTGATTCTGGAAATCATGTGGCACATTTACCCGCATTCACTTCAGCAACCACCAAGTTTCAGAAGGCAATGTCATTTGCAGAACCCGATCATGAAACCAAGCATGACAAGAATCTGCATGGTGGTCTGATAGAGCCCGGTGCTCTGCATATCCTGAAGCTGAATGTTAACAAGGGTGATTCTGTTGCATCAATCAGACATTTCTCCGCCAATCCAGAGGAAGACGAGATGCTGGTGAATCGCGGATATGACATCACGATTCACCCTCGACCAGTCAAAGCATCCGGGGAAACCAATCGCCCGGTGTATGTATGGTCAGCCACGCTGGGTCGTCGCAGACCCAGACCGATTCAGTCATAAATCTGACGTTCTTTCTTGAACTTTTCCACATAGCCGGGGTTCAAACCTTGGCCTTTGCGTAGGTTTGTTTCACCTATGTTGTATCCATGGACTGCCTTATCGGCATCCCCACCAAACTTTTTGTGATATGTCGCCAGAATCTCTGCGCCCTTCTGAATCTGTTGCTCTGGGGTAGCCAAGTCGGTCTTGTGATTCAATCCCCAGATTCTTGGTCGCTGTTGCATTAGTCCTCTGGCTGGGTCAATCTTGAGTTTGGACTTGGCATCTGGGTTGAATGAGGATTCGATACCCACAATTGCCATGATGTCCTTTGCCTTCGGGAACTCTGCATGTTCATGTTTCTTCGCCATTGAGGCAACATGCTCCGCAAATTCTACCGGGATATGTTTGTATTTGGAAACCACTGCATTGGTTAACTTCTTGACTTCTTCCCGTGCTGTTATCCGGTCTGGATGCTCACGAATCAGCATAGGCTCGACCTTATCACCACCGTTGGTTGTGTTTGTCTTCTGAAGCAGACCATAGGCTCCGCCAATAGCAACTGCCCCGGCAATAGCCAAGTTCGATAATTTGCCTTCTTCCAATTGTTCTGTCATAACCTAAATTCCTCTGTTGTTTCTGAATAAGTCAATTATTTAGTCGCGCAGGTGTTGTTTTTGTGCTACAATCCATACCATCATCAACCCATATAAAGGAACCATCGTGTCCAACAAACCTCTGATTAAACGCACCGCCACTCCAAAGAAACCAAAAATCAAAAACCTGACCCTGCCCCCATACGAAACCCTGCTTCCCCATGCATATTCCTTGATGATCCAGCGGTTTCATATGACTCCGGAAGATGCAGAGGAATTTGACCAAGAATACTTCTATGGGTATGTCGTCTGTATGTTTGTTGAACAGACGGATTCGGACGATCTGTTCCCTATCGTCATTCAGGGAGACATGCAGCATGATGATCCGCATCAATTGGCAATGTTTGCCTTGGATTCGGCATCCACTCTGTTTGGTGATACGGTAGCTAATGAAATCATGGTGGTTGATGTTGAAACCGGTGAAAATCTCCCATCGTTCAAGACTGAGGATGTCATGAATGACATGATGGAAGCCCAAGAAGAATCTCTGATGGATGCATCCATCCCATCTGACCGAACTATCCACTAATAAAGGAATGCCATGAGCGCAACAACCAAGAAACACAATTCCCTACTGCAACGCCTGATCAAGAACAGCACAGGCAAGAACACAGCCATGATGTCCGAATCCATCATGT